TTAAAAAATAAATGTGAAGGAAATGAAGGATTTCACAATGCAAGAAATGACTTTAAGCCGAGATGCGCAGATAGCACTTTGGCAAATGGTAAATAAAACACCAAATTGCACAGCAAAGGAAATTGCCCAAGCAATAGGGGACTCACATAACTCTGTGTGTAATTACGGCAATCAGAATATGCCCGCATATTTGCCAAGTTTGAAAAAACTTGAAGCAATGATTTATTTCACACAGAACCCAGCATTATTAAAGGTTTGGGCGCATGAATTGGGCTTTGCATTAGTTCCAGTTGGGTGCGACAGCTCTAAACATCATGAGTTATCAATCTTTGAAGCAATGATGCAGCACAACATTAAAAACGGAAAAGCGAACAGTGTTGTTTATGAGGCGTATGAAGACGGAATTATCACGCCGTTGGAATATGAAGAAATTCATCACCTGACACAAAACCTTATTGAACTTATCACAGCAGTTGATCAGGCAGCATTGAAGCAAATGAAAAAATGTTCAGCAACGTTCGGAAATGAAAAAGCCTGATCTCGTACATCAGGCTTAGTAATTCAATTACTTGCTAGAGGAATCGAATATGCAAACTAATTTATCAAATCAAACAGCTAAAGACAAACTTTTAGAACAGAAGTGTCAGCAAAGTTATCAGTCATGGCATGAGCCAGCTTTAAGAACTTTATCTGGTTTGCTGGAAATTCGTAAGAAAAATCTAGCACGCCAAAATCGTGACGAAAAAAATGCTGCGTTAACACGTGAAGAATTTATGCAAGCCCTGATAGATCAACACGGCAAACATGGTCTTTATCTCGGTCATGCTGGTCAAATCATCTCAAGTTTGTATCGGGCTAAAAGAATCCGTTACTTAGGTAGCACTTTCATTCAAATGAATGAAGAGGGGGATAGATGAGCTTAGATGCAACAGTTTGGGCTTGGAAAACCCGTCAAAAACAAAAGGCGGGTGGTGCATTAAAGCCACTTAAAAAATTAGTCCTTCTTTCGCTAGCCGATCGAGCTGGTGAAACACATGAATGCTATCCAAGTATTGCTCGTTTAGTAGAAGACACAGAAATGGACCGTAAGACAGTTTTGAAAATTATTGACGAGCTAATTGAGGACGGATTTATTATCGATACTGGCAAACGAGAAGGTAGAACTAAGCAGGTAAAAGTATATCTTTTGATTGGAGTTAAAGGCCGTGAAACAGTGCCAACAACGGTACTCTTTGACTCGGGAAATGATGATTTAAACAGTCCCAACAATGGAACAGTTCCAACAACGGAACAGTTCCAACAATTCCATGAAAGAGTCCCAACAATTCCGTTAAACAGTCCCAACGTTGGGACACGGAATCTTTCAAAGAATCTATCAGAAGAATCTAAAAATAAAAAAACATGGTTGAGTTTGAAAAAACTTGGTGAAGAAATTCTTTTGGCAACTGATCAGGAAACTTACGAGCAGATAAAAAATGCGACTTGGTTCGATAGAGAATTACGAGCATTTGAACTCTACAACGCCGAGAAGCATCTTTGTGATGAACTCATGAATTACCACTTTGCAGATTGGTTAATCAACGCATGTGGAAAATACAAATCACGTGAGCAAGCTAAAAACTCAAACACTGGAACACAGGTTCGAGTCCCGCAGGGGGAATCAATCGTACTTAGTTCAAAACAGATTTATTCATTTGCTCAAAAACTTTCTGTTCTTCCTGAATTTGCTAGCAAGTATGCGGAAGGAAACGAGAGCTATGAACAACTTGCTGCACGTATCGCGGTAAAACTTACAGATCCTGAGCAACAACAAAAATTGATGCCTTATCTCATTCAAGTTGGTTTTCAACAGGGCAAAGGAGCGGCAGCATGAATAAATTCGAGATTTTAGGGTGGGGTTTACTCATTTCATTTTTTACAGCTGCTCTATGCGGTGCGGTGGTTTTGTGGTGTTTGGCTCGTAAAGAACATGATGAGGTGATGAATGTATAAGCCACGGAAATTTGAAGAAGTATTCAACGAGGCCTATGAATATTGGGTAGATGATTCAGATCCTCTTGTGCATGAAGGTGCCAAAGGTTTAGCTGATCAAATATGGCAATACCAGCAAGCGAAAGTGGAACAACTTAAAGGTCAACTCAAAAGTGCGGGTTATACAGATAATGGTGGGGAATTAATGAAGCCACCATTAGGAAAACCGCCTACTTTTATTATGTTGAATGAGCGCCCAATTTGTAAAAAACGTGCAAGAAAATTACGTAAAAGAGCGGGTGTAAGTGTTTATTGGTCCAAACACCTTAAATGCTTTGTATGGGTGAAGAACTAATGACCTCAATGAGCCTTGCCGATTACAAACGTCTTTATGCAAAACCACGAAACAAACCTAAGCGTCGTGCTTCAGTCAAAAAAGAACGAGTTGTAAGTGAAGGCGAGGCAACGCTTGTACAGCACTTAAAGTCACACAAGATTGGTTTTGAACAGGAATATAAATTCCATCCAACTCGTAAATGGAGAGCAGATTTTTTAATTAAAGGTACAAAGATTTTGATAGAGGTGGAAGGCGGGATCTGGAGCGGTGGACGTCATACAACGGGCAAAGGTTACATCGGGGATATGGAGAAATATAACTCAGCATCAATGATGGGTTTTACAGTTTTACGGTTCAGTACAGAGCAAGTGAAAGCAGGCGTGGCGATCAAACAAATTGAGCAATTGGTAGGTGAATAATGAGTGCAGCTTTTAAAACACAACAAATGGATTGGTCTAAATACACTATTGATGGCTGGTTGGAGCAGTTTGGCGCTTGGTGCGAAACGGTTCGTATAAAAGGAGGTGATTTACCTGATGGACTTCATATTAATCAAATTTACTGGTTAATGCGTGAAGCAGACAGAGAGCTTCCAAAAGGTAAATCTTACATTCGATGTGAAATTAATGATTTTGAGGCAGATCAAATACAATCAATACTCAAGACGGTATTTAAATCTGAAAAATGTGATTACACAACCAAGTTTGCGGTGATATGCCTTGTTAAGCATAAGGTTGAGAACCGATCATTAAGTGCAGTTGCGGCTATTACCAATCAATCCAAAAGCCAAGTGAATATCATGGTTAGTAGTGCTAGATTTTACCTTCTTGGTAAATATAACTTTCTAACAATGGTGTAAAAATGAGTGAAATATGGAGCTTTGATTATAAAGATGGTTGGCAAAGAGAAAATGATTTTATAGATCAGATTGTTGCTTTGCATAAGGAAGATGACATTAGCAAAGTACTGAAAATTCTTGAATATAATTCAACATCAGGTATTTATGCTATGAATGACAATATCTTAGGTGATCCTATAAAAATTTATGTTAACAGTCGTGATTCAGAAAATACTACATTGCCAAAATATTTAATTGAGTTTAGTCCAATAGGCGATGAAGTTGAATATTTAGGTGCTCGGAATCTACCAAGTTTAATTGAACTTTTAAATAAATTAACTCCTTTAGTAACAGCTACTACTGTATGCGATTATATTAATGACAAGTATGCGAAATAAAGCCTTGATCGTTTAAACGCGATATGGCATATTCGTGTTATAGTGATCGAAGTGTATGTAGTTCACTGGTATTAAAGCTCATCAAATGATGGGCTTTTATTTTATAAGAATGAGTAAACTATCTTTAAATGAAAATCTCGAAAAAGTTATTGCAACAATATTTTAATCGTTAATAATAAAATTTTCTTTGCTAAAAAACTGCATGAGAATTTTATTTTCTTTAATTACATTTGTCTTATTCTCATTTGTTTCCTTTATCCTTTTGAAGGATAAATACATTGAGCCAAACCACTTCGTTATTTTGATAATATTTTCTGCAATTGTATCCGCAATAATTGCATATTTTGATGAGGTTCAAGAGCTATCTATTGGAGGCAATATTGTTAAACTAAAAGAAGCAAAAAAGGAGTTACAGGTAACAATAGATCAATTAAAGTCAATTAAAGTGTCTACATATCGGATGTTACTTTTGAAAAGTTTACAATCTTCTGGTGGTTTTGGAAGCAGCTATTTAGTGGATCGTAGAGCAGAATATTTTTTTTCACTTACTAATGAAATTAAACAATCAGAGTGTTTTAATGATCTTAAGTCAGAAATAAAAGTTCAATTAACAAGGTTGTTAAATGATCAATTAAATAAATTCTATTCGATATTTTATGACAAGCAATTCAATGATAACGATGAATTCCCTAAACCTACGGTTTTTTATATCGATTTGAAAAAAGAGATTATTGATAAAGTTCATAAAAATCAGACACCTGTTATACCTTTCGAACAAAAAAAAGAGGAAATTGTCTCAGCTATAGATAACTATGCAGCTTTGTATCTTTTATTAAAAGAAGTTGAACAGTAGGATAATATTTATTTTTCTGCTTAATATGATGAATTTAATTAAATTTTTTCAATAATAATCTCTTTTAAGAGGATTTTAAAACTATTACCGTTACGATTCTATAAAAAAGTTGCCGAGCTTATTACGGCTCAAAAAGCCCCGCTAAATATTGATTATTGGCGGGGCTTTTAACTTTATATGTTAAGCTGCCATTCATAATTTTATGGAAGCTTGCAATGTATATTTGTATTGGCGGTGATTTGGACGGTGAAGTTGTAAATGACCGTGAAGGTACATATTTTGAAGCAAGTGAAATAGATTCATCTAAAGAATCAACTTACAACCGCCAGAGTTATGTGGTGGGTGAAAACACATATAGATTTTGGCTGTGTGCAGAAGTATCGTATTTTGAAACCACAAAAATCGCCAAAAAACATCTAGCAGAAAAATACACTTATCTTTCTTAAACCAGAAATTAAACACTTAGAAGCCCGCCATTTGGTGGGCTTTTTCTTTTTGGAGTATCTATGACTGAATTTCAAAAAAACATAAATGAGATTAGACAGCTCCAAACTGAGCTAAACCACTTGGGAAGCTGTACTACCAAGGGCCTCACAGAACAACAGATCGCTCAATTAGATGAGCGATTTTTTTTGACTATTGCAAAGCAAAATAAATTAATTACTCGGCTCAACAATAAGCCTGAGGGGTTTTTATGAAAAGGCCAGAACCGCCTGAACGCTTACTTAAATTAGATCCTATTTATGACAGTGTTGACTTTGAACCAGCACAAGAACTTGAGAATTGGATTTGGGATACATTCATTGACTCAAACTCTCCATTGCATAATCCAGATCACGATCATTTAACTTATTTTGGTAGTAGATTCTTTAAAGTGTTATGGGCATCGACAGCTTTTATTAAAGCTGGCCAGATTGTGTTGGGGCAAACCGAGAGAGTTATGTTTCGTGCAGGGGGCTGGCAAAAGATGCGTCAAGAAAGACAAATGATTAATTGGTTTGGCTATATTCCTGAATACGTAATCACTATCGATGCTCAACATACTTCTGAATGTAGTGATATCGATTTTTGTGCACTCATTGAACATGAACTTTATCACATTGGGGTTAAGCGTACTGATGAGGGTGACATGATCCTTAGTCCTATTACTGGAATGCCAAAGCATTATTTGCGGGGCCATGACGTTGAAGAGTTTCATGGTGTAGTTGGCAGATACGGCCCAAATGAAGCCGTGCAACATATGGTGGATTTAGCAAATGCGGGTCCGACAATTTCAAAAGCAAAGATTGCTCATGCATGTGGTACTTGTCTTCTGAAACTGGCTTAATTTTTTTGCCTGTTTACGTTGACGTACGTTGACAGGAAGAGGTTTATGGCAGCACTTAGAAAAGAGGTAAAACTCTATATAGTACGGTCACTTGCTGTATTTAACACACCTCAAGAGACAGTTGAGCTCGTCAACGAAGAATTTAAGGTCAAGATCTCACGCCAACAGTGCGAAAGATATGACCCAACCAAGCGTGCCGGCAAAGATCTTAGTCAGGAATTAAAAGAAGAATTTGAGCACACACGAAATGAATTTTTAGAAAAGCCTTTAAACATTCCTATTGCTAATCTCGCGGTCAGATTACAGAGGCTTGAGAAACAATATTCAGTTCATGCAAAGAATCCTTTATTTTCGCTAAAAATTCTTGAGCAAGCTGCAAAGGACATGGGCGGTCAATTCACCAATAAAACCGAAGTAACCGGCGCTGGTGGTGGACCATTACAAAGCGAAAATATTACCTATGTGACTGCTACCGATGAGCAGGTAAGGCAGGCGATAGATGAACTCGAGAACGAATATTGATCCTGTTAAAACCAAGGCTAAGCGGATTAAGTGCGAGAAAGAACATTTATTCTTTACCCGCGCATTTTTCTTGCCTCGCATGGGCTTTAAATTTTCGGTCAACTGGCATCATGAATATATTGCCGACAAGATTGACGAGGTTATTGCTGGCAAAGTTAAGAACTTAGTTATTAACGTTCCACCCGGTAGCGGTAAGACTGAATTACTAACAAACCTGATTTCTCGTGGCGTAGCGCGTAATCCTCGATCTCGCTTTTTGTATTTGTCATTTTCACAGTCACTTGTTGAGGATGTATCTGCAACTGCCAGAAATATTGTTAAGTCAGAAGACTTTCAAAGACTTTGGCCTGTAAAGATTTCTACAGCCACGGATGCTAAATCAAACTGGAAAACTACAGTTGATGGTTATGACGCTGGTCATGTTTATTCTGCATCAATGGGTGGGCAGGTTACAGGTCGCCGTGCAGGTACATTGGTGGATGAGGGTTTTACTGGCGCAATTATACTTGATGACCCCTTAAAGCCTGAGGATGCATTCAGCCAGACCGCTAGACGTAAAGCTAACCGTAAGATTTTAAACACGGTCAACTCGCGTAAAGCTAAATCTGATACACCAATTATTCTGATCATGCAGCGATTACACGTTGAGGATCCGACTAACTTTGTACTTACCGGTAATGTGCCGGGTGAATGGGAGCAAATCAGCATTCCAGCACTTATTGATGATGAGTACATCAATAAACTGCCAGAGCACATACAGCGCAAAATACCGCGAGATGTTGAACGTGATGAGAAAGGCAGACAAAGCTATTGGCCTTTAAAAGAATCATTACTCTCATTGCTACAGTTAGAGAAAGGCGGCGAGGATAAAGACGGCGCTACGGTATCGAGATATACATTTGCAAGCCAATACATGCAGAACCCTAAAAAACTGGGTGGTGATCTTGTTAAGGCTGAATGGTTCCCACGCTATCTTGAGTTACCTGTTCTTAAATGGCGTGCAATATGGGCCGATACGGCACAGAAGGTTAAGAAGCATAATGACTATTCAGCATTCATATGTGCTGGTCTTGGCTATGACAATAACCTTTACATCATTGATGTAAAACGAGGTAAATGGGAAGCCCCTGCACTATTAAAAGTTGCTAAGGACTTTATTAAAAAACATAAGGATGGCAATACAGAAATCGGCAAACTTCGCTATATGGCTGTAGAGGATAAAGCTAGTGGTACGGGATTAATTCAAACCATTGCTAAAGAAACAACTTTACCTATTCGGGCTATTCAGCGCGGAGATGACAAGCTATCGAGGACTATGGACGTCATTCTTTATGTTGAAGACGGCCGAGTCTTATTGCCTGCTAATGCACCATGGCTATTGAATTACGTTGAAGAAATAGAAGGACTCACCGCTGATTGGTCACATGATCATGACGATCAGTGGGATCCGACCATTGATGCTATTAACGATTCAATTGCAAGCAAGCCAACTGTATTTGATTAGAGGAAATTATGACTGAAAATAAAAAGTCCGATGCAATTGGCGATGCAGGGGCGTACACAAACTTTGTCTCAAATATAGGTACAGATCGTGATAAGGCATCACACGGGAGCTTTGTTAAGAAGGTTATTCCTGATGAGCAATTAGAGGCGGTATATCAACATTGGTTAGCTAAGCGCATAGTGAACCGACCAGCAAGTGACATGCTCCGAGCTGGTTGGTTCTATGAGGGGATTCAGGATAATGAATTAGAGAAGCTTAAAGAGGCGTGTAAGGCTTTTAATTTAGATGGGGTCCTCTTATCTAGCTTGATCCTTTCTCGCTTATATGGCGTTTGCTATGTGCTTCTAGGTACGGTGGACGGCGGCAACTTGGATCAACCATTCGATCTAAATAAACTGGGTGTTGGTCGTTTAGAGTTTTTCACGGTACTCAAGAAAAAGCAGATTGAAGCCGATACTTCAAAGTACTTGCCACCAAATGAGGCTGGCGGGCTTCTAAAGCAACCTGAATTTTACAAGCTTAAACTCGATGGCAAATCTAACCAACGGATCCACCACACACGCTTAATTAAATTTGGTCATGCAGATGTGGTCAATGAAGAGCCTGTAAGTGTTTTACAGGAAGTTTATGAGGATCTGCTTGATCATGCGGCAGTTAAGAAAGCCACTGCTAGTTTAGTCCATGAATCAAAAATTGATGTGATTAGAACACCGCATTTGGTTGATAAGATCAAAGAGGATCTAAAAGGTGTAGCAGAACGTTTTTTTAGTGTTGGATTGCTTAAAAGTCTAAACGGCATGATCGTTTTGGATAAAGAGGAGGAGTACGACTCTAAATCTTATAGCTTTGGTGGTTTGCCTGACCTTATGCGTGAATATTCGATTCAAACTTCTGGAGCGGCCGAAATGCCATATACGGTTTTATTCGGTCAATCACCTGCGGGGATGAATGCTACAGGCGAACATGACACACGGAACTATTACGACACTATATCAACCAAGCAAACTTGGTCATTAAAGCCATTCATGTTGAAGCTTTTAAGAGTAATTTGCCAAGCTACATTTGGTCGTCAGATTCCAAGTTTAGACGTTGTGTTTAACCCATTATGGCAATTAGACGCTAAGGTTCGAGCTGAGGTTGAGAAAGCTAATGCAGAACGTGACGATAAATATCTTCAGATGGGCGTCATTACAGAGCCACAAATAGCAAAGCAGCTTGTTATTGACGGTGTTTATTCAGTAATTGACGAAGAGCATATCAAAGAGCTTGAGACAATGGTGAAGCCAGATGACGACGATAATTCAGATACTGAAACCACACCTCCAGCAAGCGAAGAAGCGTAAGAAAGGCCGTAAAGCTTCTAAGCCTAGAGCTGTACACGTAAATCGCCGTGTTGAGCTTTATTACACGCGACAATTACTAGCCATATCAAAATACTGTCAGGAACAAACAAAGGATCTAGTCATACCTACAGTAGGCCAGAACATCGGTGATGCTTGGTTTTCTGAAATGATGTGGACGTTTCGGGAAAAACTAACAAAATATGTTGTTGAGGTTTCCCAACCGTTGGCCACAAAGGTTGTAACTGACACACAAAAGGAAGTAGATAAACAAATTGCTGAACATACCAAATCAATTATTGGTGTCGATCTAACGCCGTTCTATCGAGCTGCTGATATTCAGAACGAAGTAGATCTTAATATTACGGCTAATGTCAGTTTGATTAAGTCTATTCCCCAGCAATACGCCGATAAGCTTGAAGTCCTTATCAGCAATGCTTTGCAGACTGGACAAACTAATGAAGAGTTAGCAAAAGCAATAAAGCAATTAGGCTTATCTACTGATTATCGTGTACGTCTTATTGCTAGTGATCAGATGGGCAAGATAAACGGGCAAATTAACCAAGCCAGACAGCTATCAATGGGTGTTGAGACATACACATGGCAAACGGCGAAAGATGAGCGAGTGCGACCAGATCATCAACATAAGCAGGGTGAAACCTTTAGATGGGATTCACCGCCAGATGGTGGGCATCCCGGTCAGCCTATTCGTTGTCGTTGCACAGCCTTGCCTAACTATGAGGATATATTGCTAGACTAATAATATTTATCATTATATTTATTTTAAAGATTTAAATACTTTGAGATTTTCTTATATTATCGGTACATAAAATAATTCTTTTAGGGTGATGCAATGAGTGGATATATTGAGAAAATTAATGATGATTTACGAAACTGTATGGAGTCATTGCAAGTACAACCTATATTATTTGTAGGATCAGGCCTCTCACAAAGATATTGTGATTTACCTAATTGGCAAGGTTTAATGGAGGAACTAGCAGAGGAATGCCCTAATATAAAAAGAAGTTTTGCATACTATGAGCAAAATTATGATTCTGATTACAAAAAAATTGCATCTGATTTTTCTAGTATTTATTCGGAATGGGCTTGGGAGGTAAAAGATGTAAATGATACTTTCCCTGCTGAATTATTTGAAAAAGGTACACCTAAAGATATATATTTAAAACATATAATTGCTAAAAAATTTAAAGAAAAAACTGCGGGACTAGATTTTTCTTCAAGCCCTTATGCAGAAGAAATTGAATCATTTAAAAAAATAAAGCCACACGCTGTAATTACTACAAATTATGATTTAGTGCTTGAGGCTTTATTTGATGAATATACTAGTATTGTTGGGCAACAAATTATACAAGCAAATTTTGTAAGTCCCGGTGAAATACTAAAAATTCATGGTTGTTGCTTAAATGAAAAAAGTATTGTTATTACTCAAGAAGATTATGTTGACTTTGATCAAACAAAAAAATATTTAAGTGCAAAACTTCTTACATATTTTGCTGAACACCCTTTATTCTTCATTGGTTATAGTTGTTCAGATCCAAATATTACTGCAATTTTGTCAGATATAGATCAAATCCTATGTCCTAACGGTGAATTAATTCCAAATATTTATTTAATTAGTTATGAAAATAATTTCAATGAATCAAACACATATCCTAGTGAAGTTTTGATACCAATTAATGGTCAAAAAAGTGTTCGAATTAAGGTAATTTATGCAAAGGACTATAAATGGATTTATGATTCAATCGCTGAGTCAGCACCTGATATATCAGTTAGTCCTAAAATCCTCAGAGCATTGTTGGCACGAACATACAAATTGATATCTAGGGAGTTACCTCGACAAGAGGTTGCGTTTGATATCCAACTTCTAAAAGATATTTCGGAAGATGATAAAGAGTTACCAAAATTATTTGGTATATCTGAAATGGATAATGGTCAGGTGATTAACGCTAACTTTATTTACACGTTCAATGAAATGGCAAAAGCTTTAGGTTATTCATATTGGCATAGTGCTCAACTTTTAGTGGACAAAATTAAAGAAGATACTGGACATGATATTAAAGCTACAGACAATAAATATCATATTAAAGTTATGACAGGAGTTAAAAGCTCAACAAGAAAATATTCTAAACAATGTCTAGATCTTCTAATCTTAGTTAGAGACGGCAAGCCTTATAACGTGAATATATAATAATTTCTTTCAATAACCGCCTTTGAGGCGGTTTTTTTATGAGCGCAATTTATGAAAAGCATTTACCGCTTCAAGGTAGGTGACTTTGCGCCAAGTGAATCCACACGTTCATTTACACCGGAAGGTTATTTGAAATGTGTGAACGTTCGCTTGGGTAAAGCACCTCAGGTACGACAGTACTATGCATATGAGTTCCCAAATTTAGAAGGCTTTTCAGCAGATCAGACGATTAATGTCTACTCATCGGCTGAAGAGCTTTTTAAGCCAGCAGCGATTAAAAGTTGGGATGGTGCAGACGCTACGGATTATCACCCACCTAAGAATGAAATTAATGCAGCCAACTGGAAGGACTATCACATTGGCTATTGTGAGAACGTCCGCCAAGAAGGCGAATATCTATTGGGCGATTTGCTCATTAAGGATAAGGACAGCATTGATTTAATCCAGAACAACGAGCGATTAGAAATGTCGCTGGGTTATGGAGCCACATTAGTTTTAGAACAGGGCACGGCGCCAGACGGCACGGTGTACCAAGCAAAATTTATCAATTTTATTGGCAATCACGTTGCACTCGTTAAATACGGGCGTTGTGGTGGTGATTGCCGCATCGGTGACGAAAAGCAAACTCCAAAGGGGAAAACAATGGAAGTAAGTGTAAACGGTATTCGTTTTGACATTGGCGATAACAAGCCCTTGGCGGATGCATTAAAGCAGCAACAAGATCAGCTTGAAAACTTGAAGGCTGCAAAACTTAAAGTTGGTGATAAGCAATTTTCGATCGGTGATGAACTAAACGCAGTTCAGGCGGTTGTAGATCAATTGCATACCGATAAAACCACTCTTGAGCAAAAAGTCGGTGATCTGGAAAAGAATCAGATGACACCAGAAAAGCTCGAACAAGCGGCTACCGAACGTGCTGCTGTGATTGCTGACGCTAAAGCATTGGTTCCATCAGTTAAAACTGAAGGTTGCACATGTGAGCAAATCAAGCGAGATGTGATTGCGGCTAAAGCGGGTGATGCATTAGTGGGTGCGGTATTGGGTAGTGTTGCGGTAGGTGATGCAAAACCCGATCAGATCGATACAGTATTCCGCGCATTGTCTGCTGTGAAAGGTACACAACCATCAAATCCTGTAGGTGATGCACTTAACCAACAACAGCAAGTCAATGCTGGTGATGGCAAACCAGAAGATGGGGAACCTAAACCTAACAACAAAAAAGAAGCTTGGAAACAAAGCTTCTAAGAAACTGGAGAAAAGAGAATGTCTTTAACACCTCAAGCTATTCCGGGTATGCGTGCACGTTTGCACATGCCCGAAGAAATCTTATCTTTGGCAGTCGCTGGCACTACAGTGTTAAGCGATGGGGAGGTAGCGGTACAGTCTACCGATGGAAAAACAGTAAGCGCGGTAACTGGTGCAACTAACACAAAGTTTGGTGTAGTCGTTTTTCAGCATGTTGGTAAATCAGGAAAAAACGCCTTAGGCAAAGAAGCTTATCAAGCCAAAGACTGTGCTCCCATCATGCAAATTGGTTCTATCTGGGTAAAACCTACGGCACCAGTAACTGACATCAAAGCAAAGGTGTATGTCCGTACCTCAAACCCAACAGCACAAGCGCCGTTAGGATCTCTTTCATCTGCAGCATTAGATTCTACTGAACTACCTAATGCCTCTTGGGAAACCATCACTGGTCCTGATGGTTTAGCAATCCTTCGATTACGTGGAGCGTAAAAATGTCAAAACAATTAGAACAAATGAAAATTCGCTTATCGGCCGTTGCACATGGGGTGCAAATTGCCGTTGGTGATGCCTTTAATTTAGATAACTTTGCCAAGTTACTTTTAAAGCTTGAATCAATTGATGAAATGACACCGCAACTTGCTGAAGCTCAAGCCTATGCAAAATATTTGCCTATTGAGTCATTAGACGGCGCAGTAATGGGATCCGCAAGTGTCTTACAGCGTAAGAAAGGTGTAGGGCGTGGAAAGCGCTTCTCCGGTACAGGCAATGATGTGCCACTTGCTGAAGTGGTGTATGACGAAGTGAAACTCACCGTACAACCGGGTGTTATTGGTTATGAAATTAGTATCTTTGATGCTGCAGCAGCATTAAAAGCAGGTATTCAGCTTACGACTGACAAAGTTGCAGCTGCTCGTCTGGCTTATGAAAACCATATGAGTGATGTGGCATGGTTTGGAGAGCCAGAAACAGGATTACTTGGTTTCTATAACCAGACTGGTGTAGAGGTCATTACTTCCACGGTTGATTATGCAACGGCTACAATTGAAGCTGTCCTTGCAGACATTAATAAGGCAATTAAAGGTGCTACCAATGCTTCAAAGTTTGATAGCAGTGTTCAGCCTGATACTTTCGTGATGCCTGAGAATAAATACACTCTTCTAGCAAGTCGTGTCGTTCCAGACTCAGCAGGTAAAACTTTCCTTGAGTATATTAAGGAAAAGAACACTTTTGCTATGCAAGGTAAAACTCTCACATTCACTTCTGAAAGTATGCTTGAGGGAAAAGGTGAAGGTGGTACGGACCGTAGCATTATTTACCGCCGTGATCCAAGCTGCATTACTTTCCGTTGTAATGAGCTGGAATTCTTGGCAGCTCAACCTATCAATTATGTGATGCGTACACCGGGGCACTATATGTATGAAGGTGTCTATTTAAAACGTGTCGATTCTCTCCGCTACTATGATGTTGAATAAGGAAAACTAAACATGCCAAAAATTACTTACAGCGGCTCTCAGGCCGCTTTTTCTTTTGATGGGATTCAGGTCGGTAAAGACCAAACAGTAGAAGTCAGTACCGAGGATTTCACAAGAATTTCTAAAGGGAAAGCCTTTAAATCACTCCTTGAAAAAGGTGAACTTGAAGTTCAGGAAATCCCAGATGATGAGCCAAAAACAGCAGGTAAAACAGGTGGCCGTGGTGGAAAAGGTGGCAAGCAAAACGATGCAGCTAGTGACGCAGCCAAGGCAGCAGATGAAGCAGCTCTGGCCGCCGTGAAGGCTGAGTTAACAAAGCTTGAAGTAACGTTCAGTGATGATGAAACACTTGAGCAGCTACAGGCGAAGTTAGATCAGGCTAAGGAATAAGGTGGACCTATGGACGTACAAACGTTTCGCCAGAAATTCTCGACTGATACAACCTTACTCAATTTGCCTGATGCAAAAATTCAGGATGCATTGGAAGAAGCAGATTTGGTCGTATCTCAAATTGAGTTCGGGGCATTAAAGGAACGTGCTGTAGGTCTATATGCAGCACATATTCTTAAAGTCGGTACAGCAAGTGGCAATGGTGCTGCTTTTAGTAATGCCTCAAGCATGACTATCGCGGGTCAAAGCGTGAGTTATTCCCGATCATCGAAAGAAGCTTTTTATGATCTCAGCATGTATGGCCAGCGCTACCATGCGTTAAAAAATTCTATTCCAATTGATGATGAAGGCACAAACCCTAACCGTTTAGGTGTTGGGGTTTTTGTCGTATAGGAGATTCCCATGCCTTTTAAGTATCAGGCACCCCAAGGTTATAAACCAACTAAAGTTGTTGTTGCTGGTCAAAACCTTGATATCAAAAACGGCGTTTTAGAATCTGAGAATGACATTATTCATATTTTAAAGCCCTTAGGTTTTGAGCGTTTTGTCGAAGTGGTTGAGCCAAAGAAATCGGCGGCCTCCGCTAAAGAGTAATAGGTTATGAGCGATTATCGTGTTGATACTCGAGTCAATTTTGATGAGATGAATGATCGCGTTAGGTTTGAAATAAGACGCACGGTAAACGCACTTACTTTACGCTTACAGCGAACGATTCAGGAAGATATGCTGAGTGGCCAGCGTTTAAAAGTTCAGTCTGGCCGCTTACGTGGTTCCGTTTCATCTAAGGTTGATGAGGATAAGGATTCGATCGAAGGAACGGTAGGAGCTGGTGGTGCTTTGGTTCCTTACGCATTTGCACATGAGTTTGGCTTAAATGGCTCGATGGGAGTTAAAGCTCATCTGAGAACTATTAAGCAAGCTTTTGGCCGACCTATATCACCAGTACAAGTCAATATTAAGGCTCATTCAAGAAATGTCAGATTTAGGGAATTACGATTCATGCGTGATTCACTAGATATGGTTGCCAAGATTGTGCCGAAAAACATTGATGCAGCAATTCAGCGAGGTTTAGCGAGTGGATAGCGAAGCAATCTATCAAGCGTTGTTTGAGCAGTTAAGTACAAGGGTAGAAGGGCTAGTTACAGTCAGTCGCCGTTTACGTCACTTTAACCATGTGACAGCAGAACAACGACCAGCCATGTTTATTACTCAAGGTAATCAACAGGAAGTGCCGGTTCATGGTTTAGATTCAAAAGTTGAATTAGCTGCTGAGGTTTATCTCTATATCCATGAATCTGACAGGGCAAAGCCACCATCATCACAGATGAATATTTTTATTGATCGTGTACGTGAAGCTATTCAGCCAAACCATCCAGAATTTAGTGAATATCAAACCTTAGGTGGATTGGTAGAGCACTGCTGGATTGAAGGCACGATAGAAGTATATGAAGCAGTAGAAAACATGCTGGATGATCAGGCGATTGCAATTATCCCTATCCGGATCCTCACAACTAACTAACAAAATATTCATTTTATGACCGCCTAGATGGCGGTTTTGTCATTTTCGAGAGGTCAAAATAAATGGCTCAATATTTATTTGGTGCCGGCAAGATCTTTGCCACACCTATTCAAGATGTTTATGGGCAACCGATTAGCAATCCCACACCCGTTGAAGTGGGGGTATTGCAGTCGGTAGGTGTCGATATTAGTTTCGATTTAAAAGAACTCTTTGGCCGTGGACAGTTCGCCGTTGATGCCGCACGTGGTAAAGGCTCAATCAAAGGTAAAGCATCATTTGGCCGTATTAATGGCACATTGTTAAATTCTATTTTCTTTGGAGGCGTAGTTGCTGAAGGTGGAATCGAGACAGTATCTCAAACCATTAATGGTGAAACTATTCAAACAGGCGGCTTGGTTACACCTGTAGTTCCAAATGCTGGCACTTTTGTTAAGGACTTAGGTGTTACAGATGGTAAGGCTATTCCACTCAAACGTGTGGCGTCAGCGCCAGTGGCAGGGCAATACAGCGTGGATAACGTGACAGGTGCCTACACATTTGCTACTGCCGATGTTGGGAAGATAGTTTTTATTAGCTTCCGATATTCGGCAACAGTTGCAGGTGGTAAGTCAATCACCGTGTCCAACTTAGACATGGGTTATACACCTGAGTTTGCATTAGATCTGCAACGTGATTACAAGGGCAAATTCATGCATATGAATTTCTACCGTTGTACTAGTAACAAGCTTGGGTTCAGTTCAAAGCAGGATGACTACGATATTCCTGAGTTTGAATTCCAACCTATGGCTGATGATCTTAACCGTGTCTTCAAAATCGATTTATCGGAGTAAAACCAAATGCAATTTAAGCAAGTTGAAAACCCTCGAGGCTCTACAGTTATTGTTGATGGTCAACCATTTGTTTTTGCTCCATTGTCACTGGGTGCGGTTGAAAAACTATTGCCTGCACTTCAATCATTCAAGCCAGATGATGTCGGCACTGTGATTGATGTGGCACACAAATCTTTAAAGCGAAATTACCCCGACATTACTCGTGTTGATGTAGCAGAGATGCTATTTATGGATCAGCTCACAGAAGTGATGGAAGCTGTAATGTCTGTGTCTGGCCTTAAAGGGAATGTTGACAACCACGCAGGTGGCTCGGGGGAATAGACTGGGAGGAGCTGTACACGCATTTAGTGCTGACCATGGGTAAAGATTACGACTATGTAATCAATGAAATGGATCTACCTAGATTAAGAGCATTAAGTGCGTATCAGCAAAATAACCCTCCCGCACATATAGGTATACAGCGTCTTTGCCGTATCTTGGAAGCTTTCGCAGGAATTGAAGAGACAAGCCCAACAATCACCGTTTCAGATGATGACGAAGACGATATGCTAGAAGTCTTAGAAAGTTTCCCGCAGGGTGGTTAAGGCCGCCCTTATATTTTTAATGTGACATTAAGTAACCAGTTTGTTAGATTGTACGAACTTTATAATAATTGGTGAAATTATGACTCAAACAAAATTTTGTTATGCCTGTGGCCAACAAATTGATGTTCGTGCAGAAATTTGCCCTAAATGTGGTGTAAGACAGCAAGATGTTAGAATCACTGGGCAAAAAAGTAAGGTGGCTGCTGGCGTATTTGCTTTGCTACTAGGTGGGTTTGGGGCTCATAAATTCTATTTGGGTAGAGTTGGCCAAGGTATCTTGTATCTTATTTTCTGCTGGACCTTTATTCCGGCAATTATTGCCTTTATCGAAGGTATCCTTTATCTCTGTAGTTCAGATGAAGATTTTGCAAAAAAATATGGCTAATTAATTTGCTATAATCATCTTTATAAAGCCTTGCAATCGCAAGGCTTTTTTATTTCTCCATAGCTCCTCTAAAGGGGCTTTTTTTATGCCTGTGAGGAAGTTATGGCAAACAATAACCGTGTTGAAGTACATGTCGGCGCCAAGACCTCTGAACTAAAAGAGGGAATGAAAGATGCAGAAAAAATAGTATCAGAATCATCAAAAAAAATTGAAAACACCAGCGAAAGTATAGATCTTAAAATTGATGTATCAGGCATGCGTTCTGAACTTAATAATTTTGCTAATAACATTTCAGATAAGTTTAAAACGGTTGGCAATGACATTAAAGAATCTTTAACAGGTGGCTTTTCACTCATTAAAGGCGGCTTTCTTTTAGGTATCGGAGAAGAAATAGCAAGAACGGCTGCTGAAGCAATTAGTGCAATACCTGAATTAGTGTCTGCGGTTGGCAAAGCCTCAAAAGAAATTGAAATTCAATCACGTTTAGCAAATGCTAATACTACTGAGTTTCAGGAGTGGGCTTTTGCAGCAGGAAAGGTAAATGTAGAGCAAGATAAACTTTCGGACATCATGAAAGATGTAAACGATAAGTTTGGTGACTTCATGCAAACGGGCGGCGGGGAAATGGCCGATTTCTTTGAAAAGATTGCCCCTAAAGTAGGAGTTACTGCTAAGGAGTTTCAAGGATTATCAGGACCGCAGATTCTTGAGAAATATTACCAGACCTTACAAAAGGCTAATGTCTCACAGGCTGAAATGACCTTCTACATGGAGGCAATTGCGAATGATGCGACATTGATAGGACCTTTACTTGATAACAATGCAGAAAAATTAAAAGAGTACGCAAAACAAGCTCACGACCTAGGTGTCATTATGAGCACTGAAGCCATGCAGTCGACTAAGGAGTTCAATACTGCTTTAGGAACAATAGAGTCTACGTTGCAAGGTGTAATGACTCGCATGGCGGCACAAGCGGCACCAGCATTAACAGATCTTGCAAATAGATTTTTGACTTTTGCAGTCGAATCTAAAGAAGGTATTGATGATTCGATAAAGTCAATTATCGGAATTTTTGAAAGTCTATTTGGTATTGTTGGTGAAATCTTTAATACCATTGGAGGCATTTGGAAAGATTTAACTAGTGATATTGGGGATGGTTCAATATCACAAATTGGCTTCATGGATGCTGTATCAGTAGCTTTAAGAGCTTTAGGTATTGTTGCAACAGGTTTGCAGGTTGCTATTCAATCTGCATTTGCAATTATCCGAGCTGTGGTAGTTACAGTTTGCCAAGCCTTAATCATTGCATTTAATGGCCTCATGGCTGGATTTGACATGGTACGCAACACCATTCAGCTCGGTTTAGATGTACTTCAAGTTAAATTTCAAACCTTCGGTAGTGTCGTTAATAATATTCTTCACTTCAATTTCTCAGGTGCTAAGGCTGCATGGGAGGGCGGTTTATCTCAGCTAGGTGGTATTACTGAACGTTATACCAACCAAATGAAAGGACGAATGAATGACCTCAAGAACTCATGGAACAGCGGGGCAACAACAGCGGCAAATTCACTTGTTACGGCTGGGCAAAGGATTCTTGATGTTACTTCTGCCGGTGGCAAAAAAATTACCAACTATGTTTATAAGGATCCTACAAAACAAATAGAAACACCAAGTGCGCCAAAATTGGGTATTGGTGCTCCACCACCAAGTATTAATAAAGGTATCGGTACTGGTGTAAAAGATGACAAGGGTGGATCTAAGGCATCGGCTAAATCTAAAGCTGAGCAAGAGGCTAAAGAGCGGCAACGTCAGGCTGAGCAGGCAGCTAAAGCACTTGCAGATATTCGGTATAAGTATGTATCTGAAGAAAAGAAAGTCGCTTTAGATCTTCAGAAAGCATTAGATGAGATTGAAAAATCTAAGATGACTGCCGATGAAAAAGCCGCTGCTAAAGTCAAAGCCGAAAAGGATGCTTCAGACAAGATTATTGCTATTCGTTTAAAAGAGTTTGAGGACTACAAAAAAGCTCGTGAAGAACAGATAGACAATTATCAACAGCAAGCACAACGTCTATATGAAATAGAAGCGGCACGGATCCAAGCCGAATATGATGCCAAGAAAATTTCAAATCTTCGCAAAGTTCAATTAGAGAAGCAGCTCGAAGATCAGTTACGTGAAATTAAACGGCAAGGTCTTTTAGAGCGTCTGGCACTTGAGAATGAGCAAACTGGCATTACTGGCAAACAGGGCAATCAAAACCAAATCACAAACAATATTTCTGATTTAGAGGCAGATCAGAAAGTTTCTGACACTAAGTCTATGGGCTTAATTAGTGATGCAGAAATGAAAGACTTTGAAGCTAAGTTCGGTGGGTTTACTTCTCGGCTTGCAAACCTTTGGGATCAGGGCATTCAGTCACTTATGAATGGCACCTTAACTTGGAGTAACGCAACTAAAGCAGTATTAGCTGACATGGGTGCATTTGCCCTGCAATCGGCTACTAAAGAGCTACAAGGCTGGCTAAGAATCCAAGCGATTAAGTTAGCTCGAAAGCTTGGGTTTGTTGGGGCAGAAACGGCGGCAGAAGCATCTGGCCAAGCGGCTCAAACAGGTGCAACGATCGCAGGTGAGGCAACACGTACCAGTGTTACAGCTGCAGGTGGTTTAACTCGTTTAGGTTTAAAAGCTGCTGAGGCTGTCAAAGGCATCATGATGTCAGCTTGGGAAGCGATGGCAGGCGCATTTAAAGCAATGGTTTCTATTCCATACATTGGTCCAGTTCTCGCAGTCGGTGCCGGTGCTGCTGCGTTCGGTTTAGTTGCTGGACTGGCTGGCAAGATCAAATCTGCTCGAGGCGGTTATGACATTCCATCCGGTGTGAATCCAGTTACCCAGCTTCATGAAGATGAAATGGTTTTGCCTTCACAACATGCAAATACCATTCGTGAAATGGGCAAAGCTATGCGTAGTGGTGCAAGTTTTGGAGCAGCTGCAGCCGCTGAAGGTGGGGGTGCTGGACCGACTATTCATATTAGCGCCGTAGATGCTAGGAGTATTGAGCGGTTATTAAAAAATAATGGTCGTGCAGTCGCTAGTGGTTTACAGAGTTATGTCCGTGGATTTGGTAAGAATGGTAAATAAGGAGGTGTAAGTGTCGAACGTATTATTTCCAGAATTACCCGGTCTTGAATGGGATCTATCAAAGACTCCTATGTTTAATACCAAGATCATGACTTCAATTAGCGGCCGTGAACTCAGGGCTAGTTTTCAGGCTGCTCCAAAATATGAGATCTCGTTGTCTTACGCATTTTTGCGTGAAAATAAGGGGAGAAAGGAATTGCAGCAACTACAAGGTTTTTATTTAGAACGCCGAGGGGCATTTGATTCATTTCTTTATAAGATGCCTGAGGATAATGAGTTTAGCTGTACCTTTGTTGGTGATGGAGCTACAACCTCATTTCAGCTTTATAAGGATATGTATACAAGTCAATTGCCACTGGGAAATACCGAAGAGCAAATTGTCGGTGAAGTAGATCCTAATATGTGGAATCAAACCCCTGTTAAAACCATGTGGAATTCCAACCAAGAAAAGTTGATGTGGAATGCCGCATCTGCTCAGGTGACGAGTGACGGCAAATACATTCTTTCACAGCCAATTGAAGAGGGAGTAGAAGTAACTGTAAAGGGTTCTTTTTACTATCGATGTCGCTTTAAAGATGACACACAACAATATGTCAACTTTATGCATAAGTTATGGAAGGCGAACAAGGTTGAATTAGTTGGATCTCTAGGAAATAAGATATGAGACAAGCATCACCCAAACTTATCGCCTTGTTAGATGCTGATCAGTTCATCATGGCAGATCTTTACACCATCACGACCATACAAGGTATTGAGTACCGTTACACAAGCTATGACGTCAATTTGACGGTTCAGGGTAAGGAGTTTCGTGCTGATGGACCAATCATTAGCCGTGAAGGTATTAGCCTTTCATTAGGAATAGAAGTTGATAATTTATCTATCAAAATTGAAACCAATGAAAGCACAAAGTTCGGTGATGTGCCTGTAGCACAGGCATTTCATAACGGCGTTTTAGATGGCGCCCGTTTTAAGCTTGAACGTATTTTTATGGATATAAATACTCCTACTGATACTAGTGCCGGCACATTAGTTTTATTTGAAGGCCGTATTGTTGAGCCCGAGCTTGATCGATATGAAATTAACGCAAGTGTAGTTTCTGACGTTGATAACTTAAAGCTTCAGATGCCGAGAAACTTATATACACCAGGTTGTTTAAATACCTTGTTTGATAGTGCTTGTGGTCTACTCAGTGCAGATTTTGCCATTAATACTACCATTGGGGCGAATAGCACACCCAACCGGATACTTTGTGAATTGAGTCAGCCGCAAGGCTGGTTTACACAAGGTGTTGTAGAGTTTTTAGAGGGTGCAAACATCGGTATTAAACGTACTGTGCGCTTACACGAAGCAGGTTCATTGCTCTTAACTTTACCGCTTTTAGAAATGCCTGAAATCGGTGAAGCAATCCGAGTTTATCCTGGTTGCGATAAGCGACTTGATACATGTACCAACCGTTTTAACAACCGTGCTCGTTTCCGTGGTGCGCCGTTCGTTCCAGTTCCTGAAACATCAATTTAGTTTTTTAAATTTAACCCAAGCCCTGCAAACGCAGGGCTTTTTATTTGGGGGTAAAAATGCCTTTACCTAATGCCGACCAGTTTATTGGTCAAAATGTTACTGAATCGGGTTTTAAAGAAGCCCAAACACAACTGATTCAATTTCTAGGTGATGAAGTTCCAACTAATGAACAATTAGTTAATATCTTTGCCACAATGGAACTAGCTGACTCTAAAACTGAACTGATGCCTATTGATTATAAGGTGACAGTTAGCAATGATCCTGATGAAACAAAAAATGGGGATTACACGTGGAACGGAACGGAATTAGTTAAAAGTCCTTACGATCCTGTCACAATTTCAAATGGTTACACCAATAGTAAAGTTGATGCTGTTAGTGCTGCAATCACTTTAAAAAAAGCAAATGACCCAACCATTTTTAATATTGTTAATGATTCTCTTGGCAATTCATTGGTATGGATCGATAAAGCCACAGGTATTTTTAATGCAGTCGGACTTCTACAAAATATTTTTACCCGTATTTTTCAACTGAAGTCTTATAGCAACACTGATGTAATTGCCGGCGAAGTAGATTCTGATGGAAATGCTTTATGGGGCATCAAAAAGTCAACAGGTAAATTTTTTGCTGCGGGTTTAGAGCCTTCATCAGTGCAACAAAAAACATATAAGTATTTTGCACAAAAGCCTATAGCTACTGAAATTAATCACATGCTGAGCTACGGTGAGTCTTTATCTGTAGGTGCCACAGCCCAAAATATTTTGAGCACGTCACAGCCTTATCTAAATACAACATTTAGTAAAGGTCCGCGTTTGGACCCGCTTGGTTCTGGTGAAACGTTAGGAATTATCCCTTTAGTTGAGCAATATAATAGCCCAGCTTCAGATGGCGGTGGGAACCGAGGGGAAACTCATTGCTCTGGTGCCGCAAACTATGCATCTCTTGAATTAATTCGCAAAGGTATAAGTCCAAACGAACATATTATCTTTGCTTCTACAGCAGGGTATGGTGGTGCCAAAATTTCTGATTTAGCAAAGGGCGGTGCTATCTATCCGCGTGTGCTAAATCATATTAACAAAGCAAGAGAACTTAATGCTGGTAAATCCCATAAGGCAGTTTTTACGCCGTTTATAATTGGAACCAATGACGCTTTTTACGCTACTAGTTACGTAAATTTTAAAAATACCTTTCAGCAGGTCCATTTAGACTTTAATGCCGATGTAAAAGCCTTAACAGGTCAAGATGAAGATGTGCTTTTTGCAATTGTTCAGATCAGTTATGGGGTTAAAACACAACCGCAAATATCTAAAGCTCTATGGGATCTGCCCCAAGAAAATGAAAATTTTTTATTTATAACCCCTACATATCATCTTCAACATTCTGAAGGCACTCATTTAACTAATATTGGCTACAAACGTTTAGGTGCTTATTTTGGCCGAGCATACAGTCAGTATTATACGGAAGGGCGATATCCAGATTGTATAAAACCACTTGCTGCATTAGTTGAGGGCAGCAAAATCCAAATTAAATTTGATGTTCCAGCCTTACCGTTGCAGGTTGACCGGACGACATTAGCACAGACGACTGATGATGGATTTAAAGTACTTCTGCTTGATGAAAACGGTCTGATTGCTACCGATACCAATGGCGATGAAATAGCCCTTCCGATTTTAAAAGTGTCCGCAGAAGATGATTCTGTTTTTTTAGAACTTAATGCACCACCTACAAATCAAATACTTGTCCGCTATGCAATGGACTATCTAGGTGCCGGTTTAAATATTCTTAACGGTGCGAGTGGGAACCTGCGAGATTCTACCCCCGATTCAGTTGATATAGCTGGTGTCACTCAACACTTGTATCACGTTTGCCCACATTTCGAGTTAGTAGCCAATTTAGATAAAGGAATTTAAAAATGAATATTTGCATTCAAATTGAAGACTATGTAAGTCCTTTTGCATCTCAATTGCCAAAAGTTGAAACCGAGGATCTAATTTACGTTGAAAAATATGAAGCAGATTCTTATGACCATTGGATGTTCGGTAGTGATTCCCACTCTTTAATTGGCAAGGTTAATAGTCATACATTAACTGTTCAGAATGGAGCAACTGTACAACCTTCTTACGGTGATAATTATGTTGATCTTAGTGTGAAAGGTGGTAATGCACTCATTTCACAATTGCTTGATTCTAATGTCACAGGTTTTACATTAACTGGTTTAGTCAAACCTAGAACATCAGAACTTTCAACGCTTATGGGGGTTTTAGGTGCTAGTAGTACATCTGATGGATTTGGGCTGTTTACTGTAGGTGAAAAGTTATATGCAACAATTCGTCCTCAAGTGTCATCTTGGGATGTTGGAATAGTCTTAGATCCAGCCATGCCAGTATTTACTTCGATATCAATTAACAAAACCGCAGGAACAGCGGTTTTTTGTGCGTATCAAGATGGTACCTTTTACTCAAAGGAAACAGGCAATCTTTCCTATGTAAATTCAAATTTACCCCTATCGATTGGTAATAATCGTTACGCATCTTCAGTCAATTCTACTGCCCAACACTTTGAATCAATTCTTCATACAAAAGCGCTTACCGTTTCTCAAATACAAGCATTGGCGCAACGTATGAAGGTTAGACAAGAGCATCGTGGGGTAATCTTTTAAGAAATGAAAAACCTTGAAGCAGTAGAAGAAGCGCTTACTTGGCTGGGTACACCATACCATCACCAAGGACGAGTTAAGGGTGTAGGTGTTGATTGCGGAACTTTGATTTGTGAGGTCTACGAGAAAGTTGGACTCATGGACCATTTGGATCCACGGCCATATCCACCTGATTGGCACTTGCACCAGATGGAGCAACGTTATTTAGAGCTCATTTTAGGGGTGTGTGATCAAGTAGAAGGACCACCACAACCGGGCGACATTGTTTTATATCAATTTGGCAAGTGCATTAGTCATGGTGCAATCATCATCGAATGGCCGCAGGTCATTCACAGTTATCTCCATCAGGGAGTCATTATTCAGGATGGAACCAAAGGAAGTTTAGCCCGCCGTATAGCGGGCTTTTTTCGTATGAAGAGGCTTAAATAAATGGGTGGATTATTTGGTGGTACTACGATTAGTACAACGGATACCCGTATTAACTCCATGCGGATCCAGCAATCAGCGTACGGGCTATGTCAGCCTCTTGTGTATGGAAAAACCCGTGTTGCTGCAAACATGTTTTGGTACGGTGATTTCTTAGCAACACCTCACACTACGGTTGAGAAATCAGGCGGCAAGGGTGGGAGCACTAAAACAAGCAATACAACATTTAGTTATAGTGCTTCGCTCATGCTTGGGCTATGTGAGAACCAGATTAAGAAGATTGGTTTAATATGGGTTGATAAGGATCAGTACATACCAAAGCAGGAAGGATCTATTACGCTTGATCCAATCGATCAGCTTAAGTTTGAATTATACGATGGGAATAACAACCCACCGTGGGGTTGGCTAGTCTCAAAACATCCTGATCAGGCAATTAACTATCCTTTTTTAGGATATGTAGCGTGTGCTAATTATGAGATGGGAAATAGCGCCAGCCTTTCAAATCATAACTTTGAAGTGATTAGCACAATTACTCTATCAGAAACTATTGATGATGCTAATCCGGCAGATGTGATTGAAGACTTTATTACACATCCTCGGCATGGGGCCGCACCTAATTTGAACATGGCCGATTTAGAGGAGTTCCGCACTTATTGCCGTGCAGCCAGTCTCTTAATCAGTCCAGCATTTACCGAACAACGAGCGGCTTATGAAACAATCAATGAGATTGTTGAGGCTGTAAATTGTGCCGTGGTACCAAGTCCAGACGGTTTAAAGATCCGTTCTTATGGCGATTCTGCAATAACGGGTAATGGTGTTACTTTTACTCCGGATCTAACACCGGTTTATCACTTAACTGATGATGATTTCATTAGTGATGATGAGCCGGTACGAGTACGCCGTAGCCGTGATACTGATGCCTATAATCATGTGCAGATTGAATACATCAACCGGTATAACCAGTACAACACTGAGACGACTGAGGCAAAGGACCAAGCAAACATTGAAATGTTCGGCTTGCGTACTGAAGATCCTGTAGAAAGCCATTACTTTTGTGAACCCAAAATAGCCCGCCATGCTGCACAACTTCGCTTACAACGATTGCTTTATGTGCGTAATGAGTATGAGTTTACTTTGGGCTGGAAGTACTGCCGGTTAGAACCAATGGACATTGTGACCATTACTGATGAAGCATTGGGCCTAAATCAATTTCCTGTACGTATTACACGTATTGAAGAAGATGAGTTCGGTGAATTAACTATTACGGCTGAGGAACTTGCCGTAGGTTCAAGATCTGCCATTGAATACGATTCACAAGCCTCTAATGGCTATCAGGGTGGTAATGAAGAACCAGGTAATGTGAATGCGCCTGCTATTTTTGAACCTCCACTAGATCTAACAGATGGCAAGAATCAAGTGTGGGTTGCGGTGTCTGGTGGTATCAATTGGGGTGGCTGTAATGTTTGGGCAAGCCTTGATAATACGACCTATGAAATGATTGGCACCATTTATGGTTCCGCAAGATATGGCCAGTTAGTAACTGCTATCGATACAGATGATACCGCCTTACAGGTTGAGTTAAATACAGCAAGTCGGATCTTCAGTGGCACATTAGAAGATGCACAAGCCGATCAAACGCTTTGTAAAGTCGGTGACGAGTACTTTAATTATCAAGTGGCCACTTTAAACGGATCTGGTCTTTATACGTTAAGCGATGTTCTGCGTGGACGTTTTGACGATGCTCAGATTCATAATGCTGGTGAGCCATTTGTGCGTTTAGATAAAGCTATTTTTGGGTATGAATTTAATGAGAATCTGGTAGGAAAACAGATCTTCTTAAAGTTCACTAGCTTTAATGGTCTGGAGCGTAAAGAACAGACATTAGATGAGGTTACAGCATATAGCTATACCCTAAGTGGTGGACGACCAGCAGGGGTTAAAGGGTTATCACTTCAATCGCCATTTGTCGGTACCACATTTAAGGTTCAATGGCAAAGCTCAACCGGTGCCGATGGCTATCGTGTGCAAGTCTGGTCGAATGGCGCAATGATTCGTGAGGTTGATACAACGAATACTGATTATAGCTATTCGATTGAAGAGGCTAAAACTGATGGTATAGGCCGAGCTTATACAATACGTGTAGCAAGCAAGAACGGCGACCAGATCAGTACTTATGCTGAATTAAGTATTAGTAATCCGGTACCGCCAGTACTTCTAAATGTTTATACAGCTGCTACTGTAAATTCTATTACTGTGAATTGGGTACCTAGTGAGGTTCCTGACCTTAAAGATTATGCAGTATGGCTCAGCACTACTTCTAATTTTGATCCGACTCAAACGCCGCCAACGTGGACCGGCACAGATTTAACAACTACATTTGGAGGATTACCACCAACAACCCCATATTACATTCGTGTCGCTGTACGTGATGTATGGGAAAACACAGTCTGGAACTATACAAATCAGATTACTCAAAGTACTTCTGAAGGTTAATTTAAATTACGTATTTAGCACCCAATCGGGTGCTTTTTTTTGCCTACTTCTGGAGTAAAAGGCATGGAACCAGTTTCTACAAGCGGTTTAACAGCACTATTAAAATTTTACGGTGCAGCAATTATGATTACGCTTGCAATTGCATTAGTTGCAGCAGTTGTTTTGATGACACGTATGCCACGCTCACCGAGAGAATGGGCAGTCGGCCTGATCTGTACGGTTGTATCAAGCTTGGCGGGCGGTTCATTCATTATCGTTAAGTGGGGGCTTCATGAATGGGTTACTGATGTTTGGGGGATGATTGCACTCGGTGGCTTCTTCTTTATTTGCGGTTTACCCGGATGGGCTTTAGTCCGATGGATTTTTAACTTTATTGATAAACAGGAAGGCAAGACCATTATCGAAGTTATCCAAGAAGTAAAGAAAGCCAAAAAAGACATCGAAAACAGTTAATGCCGCCTTCGGGCGTTTTTTTATTACCCTAGGAAAAGTGAAATGAAATTTATCAATCTACAAAGAACACTTGGTGTTGCAGTTGACGGAAAGATAGGGCGCGGCACCTTTACAGCCTTATTTAAGAAACTTGGCGCAAATCAAAGTCGAGCTGAAGAGCTGGCATTAGCAGCTAACGTGCACTTCAAAGATTATGCAATTCTCTACAATGAGTTGCGGTTTGCTCACTTCATTGCCCAGCTTACACATGAATCGGGTAATTTCCGATATATGGAAGAAATCGCAAGTGGTGCAGCTTATGAAGGCCGTAAAGACTTGGGCAATATTATGGCTGGCGATGGAGTGCGTTTTAAAGGGCGTGGTCCCCTCCAGTTGACTGGACGTGAAAACTATCAAAAATATGGTCGAGCATTGGGCATTGATTTTGAATCACATCCCGAACTTGTCGCTATTCCTAGTATCGGTTTGCTTGTCTCTTGCAAGTTCTGGGTAAATAATGGCCTAAATGAGCTTGCTGATCGTGATGATTTACTAACTATTACGCGCCGTATTAATGGTGGCACTAATGGCTTGGATGATCGTAAATCCAATATAACTAGAATTAAAAGTTGGATGTCTTGACAGCTTTAATATTGCTGAGCATCTTGTTATCAGGATGCTCAGCTCAAATTATTAAATACTAAAATCAATGCCAGTGTTTAGAGTTGCTTACAATACTTATGATAAAGCCCATAATCATTATTGAAGCAATCTCTAATTTAGTTATTGTTATAATTAAAAAAATGCAAAATATCTAATCTTTCTAATTCCGTTAATTGATTTTTTATTGCTTCAGTATAAATACGGTTTTTAGAATCTTTAAATTTAGATTCATTCTTATTTAATATATCAATCAAATATCTAATGTCATATCGAAGTACCAAGAGTGATCCTAAATAAGATCCTAAAGCGAAGAACAACTTTTTCTGTATATCTTCATCCCTTATGTTCACATGAAATAGATCATCAAATTTTTCATCTATATTATTTAGAAATTCTATACTATTATTTAAAATTTTTAAAGATTGCCTAACATTTAAGTTTATGTTTTCAAAATGGTTTTCTAGTAAAATGTCACATGAATACAACTTTAAACTACCTGGTTTCACAGCATTAAAGCCATCTATATCCTCTCCATCCATCAACGCAGCAATCTTTTGAAAGACAGTGACTATCATTGAAAATGATTTATCAATGTGAATTATTTCATCATATAGTTCCTGTTCAAGTGCTTTTAAGAGTCTTTTTCTTTCAATTCGCTTCTTAACTTTTTCAATAAATGGTAGAGCTAGAATACCCAAAATAAGTGTTAAAAGTGGACCAATAAGTGGAATAAATATTTTTAAATCTAAACAATATGAGAAGTAATTATAATAATAACAAGCCATGTAAATTACCTTTGTAAAAGTCTAGCATTATACATTTAAACTAAGATGTTATTACCAATAATTCATCCCACCTAAACAGACTTCTACTAAGTTTATCTCTCGACATCGACCAGTTCAGACCAGGGACAATTCTTTTACGACTGGATAGCTAATCGGGTTTCACTTTAATGGTTCATGTTTTTGCTGTGCATTCTATTATCAGGATGCACAACTCATACGATCAATAGCAATGTGAGTGTAGGTATTTGTGTGAAAGCCCTTTAGATAGGGCTAACCATATTTGATATTATTTTGAAACTAAATTCTTAATTTCAGAGATTGATTTTACAACTTGATCTAAATTTGTAGTTAATTGATTAAACCCTTTTTCTTCATTTACTGGTTCTTGATTATCTATATGTCCCTTAAAATAGGATTTAGCTAAATCAATTCTTAAAGTTTGGACTTGTTCCTTCGTTAACTCAGCTACATAGTCGGGTAAGGCCGTAAGCTCTAAGTAATTTTTCATACAGTAGGTATGTAAAGCTACGAGTCTTGATCTTTCTTTGATAAGAAAAGCTAAGAATGCTGATAAAGAAAAAATGAAAGTGGCAAAGAATACATACTTATGCCAGTCATATGAATCATGGTATAGAATTATATTTAATAGAATGGATGAAGGGATAAGAATAAAAAGAAATACAATTACATAGGTGTAATTTGCAATATTTGAATTATATTGATTAGCCTCGATTCTATATGCATAAATTAAATCTTTATTTTCCTGTAAACCTAACTTTTTTCTAACATCCTTGTATTCTTCGGTATGTTCTTGTACTTGTTTAGCAAATTCAACTTTATTTAATTCAAGATCAATATCTTTAAGAGATAAATATAAATCTTTAATCGCTTCTGCCTGAGGTGTTCCTGTTGGGTTGTATAAATTGTGAGCAGCCATAAAGGTGTCAACAATTAGATCTTTTGTAGAGTCTTCAGTTAAAGGGTGGGAGAAAACCTTAAGAGCAATTTCATTTAATTTTGGCGGATAGTCGACATTATTAATTGAAAATTCATTTTCAATAATTTCTAATAGATTTAATAAGTTCTCTTCCGTAACATTCTCATAATAAAATTTTTGAAAACTATTAAAATTACACTCCTTAATTTTATTTAAATTTTCATGAATTTTGGGGATATATTCTTCACTTTTATATTCGATTAAAAGTTCATCTATTGGCAAAATATTGATTAGATTGTCTATTGTTTTTATTAATTCTTTAAGTACTGTATGGGGTAAAAAGAATGCAGCTTTGATTGTGAAATTAACTTCATAAGATAAGTTATCTATCAAAGTTAAAAATTGAGTTTTTACTTCACTTTCATTATCGATCAATACAAGCTCATCTAGCTGTTTATCAATTTTTAATAATAATGATTCTAGTTTTACATTTAGATTTTTCAAATCATCTGTTCGTGTTGACAATTTAATTCTTTCCCAAATAACAAAGATTATTAAGAATATAATAATATTAATTATTTATCACTATTAACTCATCAAATTTGAATGGATTCCTACTCAACTTATCCCGCGACATAGACCAATTTCTATTTGGTACAAAGCACGGACCTACACTAATTTTTTTCTTCCCAAACTTGCTATGAATACCATCCATAGCCTGCATCAAACATTCCTTTTTCTCTATATGCTTGAAGTCGGTTAATAGGTCATAAGTGTGGCCAGACCTTGGCTCTAAGCCAGTTAGTATTACGCCACATTTTTTGTACTTAATACCTTCTTTATAAATTTCATAAATCATGCGTACTGCAGCTTTTACAAAATCAGTAGCGCAATCCGTGGGTTCTGAGAACGAACCTGTGATTGATTTATTGTAGAAAGGCACATTTGAGTCAAAAGGGTTTGACTGTACGAAAGCAATCATACATCCACATAACAAGCCTTCATCCCTTAAGCGTTTACATGCATCCTGAGCATACATTGAGATTGCTTCTTTTAGATCCGTTAATTCAGTTACGCGACCGCCAAAAGACCGGCTTGCAACAATCTGTTTTTTTGATGGGGGAGTATGCTCGATCTCTATGCATGAAATTCCCTGCAATTCATAGATAGTTCTGGCCATCACAATTGAAAACTTTTTCTGCATCTCTCTCGGCTCAGCACAGGCTAAATCAAGCACCGTATTAATTCCCATGCATTGCAACTTTTTTGAGTGCTTGCGGCCCACACCCCAAACCTCACTTACATCGATTTGAGCGAAATAATATTCTTTGTTGCAAGGATCCATATTTACGAGATCGCACACACTGTTAAAGCCGGGGTTCTTCTTAGCGATATAATTGGATATCTTTGCCTCGGTCTTGCTGCGACCAATTCCCACGCACACGGGCAAACCAATCCATTTCCATATTTGCTGGCGCATTTGCTGACCGACTTTCTCTAAATCAAAGTTCTTCTCATAAGCGGTAAAATCAACGAAACACTCATCTATTGAGTAAGGTTCAACTTCTTCATCAGTTACGTAAGAACTCAGAATCTTATGAAAACGTCTCGACATTTCAGCATACATTGCATAATTGCTTGAAAGTACGATTACGTTGTGTTGCTGAACAATGTCTTTAATTTGGAATAACGGCACCCCCATCTTTATGTTTAAAGATTTCGACTCATTGCTACGCGCCACGGCGCACCCATCATTATTGCTGAGAACAATCACAGGCTTATTGTTTAAACTTGGGTCAAAGACTCTCTCACATGAGACGTACATGTTATTTACATCGATGAGAAAGAAAACTTTGTTCTCATGCTTCATGACTTTTTTCTTGTCATTTTAATGATATGAGTGACAACGCCCCAAATTATTAATTCCTGTCCTTCCGAAAGATAAATATTTTTATAATCTGGATTTTCGGCTTTTAGCCATTGGCCTTTTTCATCGATCATTAGGCGCTTAACTGTAAAATCATTATCGATTAGTGCCACGACAATATCGCCGTGTTTCGCATCTAAGCTACGATCGACAATGAGCTCATCATCAATGTCGATGCCAGCGTTGAGCATTGAGAGTGATGCGACTTTGACAATAAAGGTTGCAGTTTCATTTTTTATTAAGTGCTCGTTCATATCGAGAGCTTTATCGATGTAATCTTGTGCTGGACTGGGGAAACCTGCTGAAATCTTCTCAAGTGCGTAAGGGATAAGCATATGAGAGGAGGGTATAACTAACTTAATAGACATAACATCAGATAAAACAGCACCTTGTAGATACGGCTTTATCTGGATGATGGATGGTGCAATTTCGCTCATAGAATATCCCCTAACTTGAATTTGTAACATATTCAAGATGATATGCTAGAGCTTAGTTAAATTTCAAATTTAAAAACTTGTGGATAAATAATGACTAGTCACAACTTGTCGTTCGTGATTGTGCGTTTGGTCGGAATTTCTTCACTTTGAAAATATATAATTACATTGTGAACAAGTAAAAAATATACATTATTGGAAAAGTAATAAAATATGAGAAAAATGCTTTAAGTAATTGATTTTGAACTTATCCACAAACTTATCTATACATGATTTGGAAAGCTTTGTTATGTCTTATTCTATTAAATCAAATAGTTAAAAAATTAATAAAAAGTCAAGATTGATCTGCTGTGGCGCGTGCTATAAGCTTAGAAATACAAAGAGATAGCTCGCTATCTCTTTAACTAATGTATTTTTGGTAAGAGAATTTGGTCGTTGATTTTTTGACTAGGAATAAAAACATTAGGAGGGGCTGCTCACTTTCGAAATTTTGGTCGAGGACGAAAGAGAGCAGCGAATTTAAACAAGCGCGTTTTTAAACACTGTTTAATTTAATTTTCAACGAAATTTAAAACGAAGTCTTAAACCGTATTCAATTTTGAATATAGTGACATTGTTTTAAAAAAAATTCAAACAGCGAATTTTGACGCCGAAATAAAGGCGAAATGTAATGTTAAGACTTAAGGTCTTGAAATTCGTATGCTTTCACTTAATTGGGATCTTAGCTGATTTAGTTCAGATCGCTGATTTTGTGATTCGTTAAGATTTTGAAAAATAAGCTGAACTTAGACCCGTTTGCTGGTGCAGGCGGGTCTTTTATTTAGGAGCAATTTTATTTTTAGGGAAGTAATCAGCAGTAAATTCACCGATCGACATGTCAAAGAAAAATTGGTCCGCATCTTCTTTTTTACAATTTAGCCAATCTTCTCGATACTCTTCAGGGATAACGATAATAGACCTTTTCTCATCTTCTGGCTTATGAAACTGCGACATGAAAGGGTGGTGATCAGCATTGATAGTAAGCATAGACATCGATCTGACTTGCTGCCCATCAATCACAGTTGAATCGTATATAGCCGCTACCGTAAAAGGTAAGCCATCTTCTCTATAAATTCCCCAACGTTCTGCTTTGCCACTCACATAACGTGGTTCATAAATCTTTTCGACTGGTATTAGTGCAAACTGGCTTTTAGCCCATGCATGTCGGAAGCTCGGCTTTTTATCAACCGTCTCCGTTCTGGCATTGTAAGTATACTTTGAGAATTTAAGGTCATGGTTCCATGGTGGAATCATACCGAACTTTACTTGTCTCCATTCAATGTGGCCATCTTTAGAGAAAATAAGAGGGCAGTCGTAACCAGGATAAACATCTGCTTTATACTCGAAAGTAGGTTCGAATAGATCTAGCAGATGTGCCCGGTCTTTTGATATTGGTTCATAGTTTGCGCACATATCTTAAACCCAATACATTAAGCTCTATTTTTACTTTTAATCTTATTATTTATTTCAGTGTAGTAGCTATTCATTAATACGTAATATTCATCGTAGCTTTTGCGTTTTCTTTTTATGATCCCTGTTTCTGGATCAGGCTCAATAGCAAAAGCACAATTTATAAAATTTGATGAAAATATCGAATAGAATTTATCAATATCTGTTTTAAATTTTGGCGTAAATATAATTGAAACCTTTAAATCAGTACTGCTAGATTCATTCATAGTACTTCTCAAAAGTTTATAAATCGAAAAATAGTGATCATTAATTATTTCATTGTTTATATACAGAAAATTATTTGCAATTTCATAGAACAGATTAATAAGATATCTAAGTTCCTCATCTTCATTATAGTTTAAAAATCTATTTATATTAATATAAAAATCAGTAAGATATGTATTTTTTAAATCATTACTACTGTTATATAAAGAGCTGGCTAAATAGTAATCCTCGTTATTGTCTTTGTATAAAGTATAAATTTTTATTATTGTTTTACAACTTGGATCAATTTCACCTTTAAATCTAATAAGATTTTCCTCAGAAGCATTTAGAAGTTCAAAATTAGCTTCAAAATTTTTTTGATGTCTCCATGAGTTAAGCAACAAGATAGCTATAATAGGAGCAAAAAGAGTTGCTGACCAGACAAACATATTTGAAAGAACAGCAGGAATATCACTAGGAGATGTACCAAATTTTTTTGTAAGTGACAAACCAATGACTAATGCTAAAATAATTAAAATAAAATAACAAACAGTACTAATTACAATAGTACCGACTATTCCATTAGTGGTTTTTCTGTTTTTGAATAATTTAAGTACCTTCATTAAGCCCGATTCACTATTTTAATTTAGTTAGTAATTTTTTAAGTTTAACTCAGCTTAACCAACTATTTAACCAACTATCTACATAATTAGCCCGCTTTTGCATCATTTCTCTTTGTTTAGCTTCTTATCACACTCATAACTATATAATTATTTTTCAAGCCTAATGACCAGCCGATCTCTTTATAGAATGGCTCACCACATTTAATAGTATGTTCAATGTAAAAATATACCCAATCTCTCATATGCTAATTCTCAATTTTTAGTAAGAAATTTAATATTTAGGATCATCGTAACCAGTCCAACTATTCAGAATATCTGCTTATAATAATATTGTTGTGCTCAATCCACTTATCTTTCATATTCCTTATTGATTTTTGTTCAAAGTAGATTCGGTTTTTGATCAAAGCTTTTGAAACGTCAGATAACACAACATTTTCAATCATATTCATAGCTTTACGAAGATCATCAAAAGTCACTTGGACATACCCATCGGTTACATCGTTGTCATCATCACTAACCATGTGATTGATGAGTTTTTTAATTGTATAACTACCAATCGCTAGACTATTTGCGATAGTTCCAAAGGTTCTCCGCAAATCATGAAATGTAAATTCAATGCCAGTTGCTTCAGTTATCGTATGACGAGCTTCACGTTTATCAACGATATGTGAATCAAGCGTATCACCAGCGAAAACGTATTTATTATTGCCAGCAAGTTTTTTGCGTTCTGCCAAGATATACCAAAGCATTTCTCCCATCGGTAGGAGAAGGTCTTCATGGTTTTTAGGATCCTGAATTTTTATAGTTCCATATTTTAAGTCAACATTCGCCCATTCTAGTGTTTCACCTTCTTCTCTTCGGAATCCGGTTAGGATCAATAGGAGTAAGAAGTCCTGATTTGTGTAGGCGCGATGATTTAAATTTTGATTGCCTGCCCACCAAGTCGTACACACGGCAAGTGACCAGTCATGTATTTGGTCTGCTCGAATATACCCCTTACGGCGTTTTATCTTATTCCATTTCTTTTCTTTGTAAATAACTCCGACAGGGCTTTTATCTGTGATTATTTTTTCATCATTATCGTTATATAGAATTGAAGCATTGAAGTTGTAGACGGCCGATAAAAACTTCATTGCAAGATTTGCCTGCGCTAAACTCCTCACAGATAAATCCATATGCTTGTTTAAAGTCATTTTCTGAGTAATTTCAGTAATTTTTATATTTTTCCAATCTTTAAAATAATCATTAGCACATCGGTCATAAGCGTTGATCGTATTAGCGCTTAGCTTCTTTTTACTTTTGTAGACTTCATAAGCTTGTTCAAGCGTTGGGATTAATTCATTTGCTTCTTTTTCGGATTTAAAGTCATTCTTTAATTGTCTTTTTTGAGCAACCGGATCAATGCCCTGGTGCATCATTAACAATATTTTTTTAGCTTCTGTACGTGCTTGCTCAAGAGTATATACGCCATGTTTACCAATAGACTTTCTTTTGTTTCGGCCGTCAGGCATTCTCGTTTCAACAAAATAGGTTTTTGACTTTGTTGCAATTAAGCCAAAACCAATAGTAACTGAGTCACGATAAAATTTACTTCCGCTTTCTTCGAGGGGGATGCTATCGATAAATGTTTTAGTAAGCTTATATCTTTGGGTCATGATGACTTAAAAAGTACGAAACGATACGCAGCAATATACCACAATATTTTTGAAGCCTACTATAAGCCTATTTTTGATTAATTTGGTGAAAAATAATAGGTTTTGAAACTGATGTTTCTTGTCGTAAGTTATTGTTTTTATATTAAAAGTAAATGCTCCGAAGATGCCGCTGCATGTGTCGTTACCCTGAACCCGATGAGTTCAAGGTGGAGGCGACGTATACTTGCTGGGTTTCCTACACGAAGGTAGGCATACACTCTAAATATACAGAACACATCCATAAGTTTAAGTATCGGCAGGGGAATAGACCCGCTGGCGAACATCCCAGAGACAGTTTAAGTATAACCGATCTGACCATGTTGGCAATCACCTAAACCTCTGGAACTGTAAACTTAGTTTGCGTTTGATGAAGCTTTGTACACTAACAAGCATAAAATAATTTTCAATTGTCCTAATAGTCTAAATAAAAAACGCCTTGCATCTATTATTCATAGAGCAAGGCGTTTTT